TCTTCCAAATGGATGTCCTGCTAGATTTTGTATTCGACCACCTAAACCATCTCTTGGTAAATCAGCAGTAAATGTAGTTTCAGCAGCGTATTGCTGTGCTTTTTCGTAGAGATCTGTAACAGACTTATCTTTAACTTTTGCCATGCTGTTTGTATTAACAATTTCAATAGTGCCTTTAAATTGCTTATTTATATGATCTTCTAAATCAGCACCTTGAAGACCTTTCCTCATGCCATCTTCCCAAGCACTGGCTTTTACATAAGCTCTAAAGTTTAGTTGTTTAAAAAACTCGTCTTCTGCAAGTAAGAAACGACTAGGTAGACGAATGAAAGTACCTAAGCTGTTAACAATATTAGCTAAATTACCATCACCTTCCATTCGTATTTGAAATCGTTCAGCATCTTGGATCATTGCACCTGGATTCACAATATTATCTTCAATTTGAAACGCTAACTTTGCAGCTTTAAAAGAATCAACTGCTGCTTGCCTTAGATACCATAGTTCTTTGCCAGCCCTTAAAGCCCCTATTGTATCCCCTGCAACTAAAGAACCTAATCCTTGATCAAGTGGTCTTACTAATGTATTTAAGGCAGTAGACATGATGTTTACAGCGTGTGTCTCTGGTCCAGATAGTATTGAATTTATAAATATTTCATTATTAATTTTTAATCCTTTCATTAATGGATTTTCATAAGCCATTCTCTGCAAAGCTTCTGGGTTTCCTTGTGCTGCTTGTAATCTTTTAGTAATGATTCTTAGTTTTTTCCAAGATGCCTTGTCTCCATTCTCAGCAGCATCTAATATCTCTTGCATTGAAAATTCTTCTAATGGATCAGATGAATCTTTTACTGTTCCTCTTATATCAGTAGCTTGATCTATTGCTTTTTCTGTTGGTGTTCTTCCTTTTAAATCATCTATAGAAGCAGCTACTTTACCTACCCCACCACCTGCTCTGTTAGCAGCTAATGTCTGTGCAGGTACTGTTTTGAGAGGTTTGTTAAGGGTTATAAGACCATCTAATACTTTTGCTTCTTTAATAAACTCATTTTTAAGTTCTTCAGTAAATCCTGCTTTGTTACCTGACGCTAAAGCATCGTCAATCGTTTTTGCTAAATCTGCTAATTTTATAGCGTTTGAGTTCATTAGTTGATTCATAGCAACAAGAGTTGCAGGTAAATCGTCTTCACCTGCTCTTCCATATCTAGCGTTAAATCTTCTTGCAGATTCAATTGTTTCTACTGGTAGCTGTTCATTTGCAGAAGTAATTATGTCAGCAAAAGTTCTTTTATAAGGCCAAGCATTATTAGCATCTAGTCTTTTTAATTCTTCTGCTCTATCAATAATAAGTTTTTGTACATCAGGATCACCACCACCTGTAAATTTAGGATTGAATGTGGTTTCTACTTTGTCTCCCTCTTTTACAATTTTGTTAGGAAGATTTAGATCATCAATTATTTCATCACCAAGATTATCAACAACATTATCTGTCATTAATATTTCATCTCGTCTTGATAGTCTTTTTATTACTCGTTCATATAACTCAGGTGTTTTCTTTATAGCTTTTACACCAAGACCTAAAGCAGTAAGAGCTTCACCTGCTACCAATCCACTTGCTGCCTGCCTAAAACGTGCATCTGCAACACCTATCTCTTCTGGTGTCTTTGCTTTTAAGACATCAGTAATGACACCTCCTAGTCTTGGGTGCTTGTCAATCATATTGAACAAGTTTTCTTCATAAGGATCTTGTACAACAGCATCAGTGATAAAACCTGCAAAAGCATTTCTTACCCAAGCATTATTCATCCCTACTAGTTTTGTACCTTTTAATGTTTTACTGATAGCACCAGCAGGTAATAAGAACTGTGTTATAGCTTGTGGTACGGTATATGCCCAATCCTCCTTATCACCTTTTATTTCAAGACCTAATCCCTGTAGATCTATAAGCTCATTATTATCGTATGGATTACCAGCAGCAAAATCATAAATATCATCTACAAACTCAACAGTCTCATTAACAGCTTTTAAAGGACCAGATAAAGTACCTCTGATAACTTTAGAAGTTTTAGTTTGTTTTAATTTTTTACTAAGTTCCTTTTGACTTGCACGAAACTTTTTATTGCGTTCTTGTCTTTCTTGATTAAATTTAGACAAACGAGCTATTGGGTTTGAATCAGTCATAACTAATTAGTTTTAGGTGCGTATGTACCTGTTTGTTGTAGGAAATCTATCCCCATCTTATATTTAGATCCTCCTTTTAAAAGATTTGGTAATGCTTTATTTACGGTAGTGCCATTTGAATCAGGCCAATCAGCACCTCCTCTATCAAGATTAGAAACATTACCTGTAAATATAGCTGCATATATTTCTTTAGGACCATGACCTGGTTGTACACCTCTATCTTTCAAGAAACTTGTAACTGCTGCCATTTGCTCTTCAAATGTCATATCAGATTTTATTTTGTACTTAGCAATTTCATAAGGACCAAATTGTATTAGACCTGTATATTTCTTACCTGTAGCCTTATCAGTACTTACTACAGAAGGTCTAAATGATGATTCCTGTGCTATGACTGCTGCTAAATCTACAGGACTTATACCAAGTTGTTTAGCTGATTTAACAATAGATTGTACTCTTGTATCATCACTGTAATTAATATTTGGTTGTTCAATATTAATCTCTGGTATGTTTAGCTGTTGTCCAATATTAATAAGATCTTCGTTAGTAATATTATTAGCTTCTAATATTTTCTGCACTGTTGTACCAAGATCTTCAGCTATAGATGTCAATGTGTCACCTTCTTGCACTAAGTATTGATTGGCATCTTCTGCTTCTATAATCCGTTTTGCTTCTTCGTCTGTCACTTCTGTAAATGCCCCTGGTTCAAAATCACCTTCTATATCGTCTAAGTTTTGTTTCTTGTTTTCGTTATTAGGTTGTAAATTGTTGTTGTTATTCAGATTTTTAAAAGGATTTGCTTTTTCTCTGGCTTTTTTAATAAACTTTTGTTTAATTTTTTCTAACTCTTCAGTTTCAGTAAAAGGATCTACACCTTTACCTTTACCTTTTAGATACTCGATTCCTTCTAACTTTGCTGCATTAAAAAAATCATTTACAGCAGCAGATCCTTTATCATTCAACACTCCTGTATCACTAATAATAAAAGTACTACCACTAAACTCACCTTTAAGTTGGCTATTTAGTTCTGATAGCATTTTATTTAAGTTATTAAAATCTCCATTTTCAGAACCATTAGCAACTCCTAGAAGTTGACTTAATCTAGTTCTATTTGCTTGAGTCTTAGGAGTTCTTTCATCTGCGTACCAATTATAAGCAGCAGTCGCAGCATCCTTCTTTGATGCAAATTCATCACCAATAATTTTTGTTTCTAGCTCTGCGGATCTTTCTCTAGTATTACCATCTAAAGCCACACCAGCATTACCGATTTTTGGTGCTTCTAATGGATATTTTTTCTGTAAATTAGTTATAAGGCTTGCATCACCTGTTTCTGCAAATGTTTTAAAAGTATTTACTATGTCATCATTTTTATCTCTTTCTTTCTGTACCTGTCTGCGTCTTTCTTGAGTAAACATATAATCATTTATCTGTTTTTTTAATGTATTTACCTTGCCTTGATAATCAGGATGAGCAGTAAGGTTTAATTTGCCATCAACACCATAAGGAAACTTTAATGCTATATCTAAAATATTTTCTGCTGCTTCTATATCACCATTACCAGAAAGACCAGCAGCTTCTGCCTGATCAAGTAAAACTCCAACTATTGTTTTGTTGAGATCACTTCTATCTTTAGTAACAAGACCTAAGTTATTCATGCTTTCTTCAAAAGTATTAATTAAATTCTGGTCTTCTTCATCATTACTTGCTATTAATCCTTTTACTAAAGGAACAGCTAAGTTTTTTAGTTTTTCAAGATTATATTCTTGATGTTGTTCTATATGATTAGAGGTGATATTAGCAGTAGCATCAGATAACTTTGGTAAGAAATACTTGTTTACATAGGTAGGATTTATATCACCTAATTGATCAACAACTTTTGTTCTTTCTCCTTCAAGCCATGTTTGAAACTGTGGTGATTCAAGAGAGAAAGCATTTAGAGATCTCCCATCTACCTGTGTGGTTGCATAGCTATTGGATAAAGTGCTTTTTAAGTTATTACCTAAGATCTCTGCTTTAGTTCTCTGATAAGCACGATCTGCAAATATACTTCCACCAATAAGTCTTCTGGCAGCATCTTCACCATCAAGCTTTTTAACACCTCTGCTTATGTTCTTGAAATTTTTAGCAGCATCTTCTATAGCTAGTTCTGTACCTTCTGCTTCTTCTTTTTCTACAGCCTTTTCTATTCTTGAACCTATAAAACTTTGTATTGCAGGGTTTATTGATTGTAATGCTTCAGCTAATTGCTGTATATCACTTTTAGGTTGAACACTAGGTGGAGCTACAAAAGTATCTACAGGTCTTGCAGACCCTTGAAAAGCTGTACTTTGATAACTAGATGTCATAATTAACCAAAAGGATTAGGTAAACTAGAAAAATTTCCATAACTACCATAAGGAACATAGCTAGGTGGAGCAAAGGAAGAAGCTGAAGCAGTAGAAGTACCACCTCCCACACCACCAAGACCTCCTGTAAGTCCAACATAAGAGTTAAGACCCGAAACAGCAGTATTTAACAGAATTGATCCTAATGATGGTATCTGGTTATATGCCTGATTTATATCACTTGTCAGTTGATTACGTCTATTATCTCTCTGTGCTACAAGACCTTCTACATTTCTTGTGTATTGACGAGTTGCTGATTCTACTGCCTGGTTAATAGATTCTCTTACATTTGCTGCCTGTCTCTCTTCATTTGCCAATAATAAATTTACTGTAAGACCTGCTCTTTCACTTGCTCTGATACGTCCTCTAGCTTCTAATCCCTGTATTGTTTTAGCTAGTTTTTCCTGTGCTGATGACTTTCTAGTTTCCTTTAATTGATCTGCTGTAGCTGCCTGCTGTGCAGCAAAAGCCTGTTCTGCTGATCTGTTTGCTATCAATGCTGCATCATAAGTCTGGTTAGCTGCTGCGATGGCTGCTGATCTCTGTGCAAGACCTGTAAACAAATTAAGACCTAAAGATGCTGCAAACAGTGGCCCTGCACTTCCTAATGCTCCTAATGCTGCAACACACATCTATGCGATCCTCAGAAATTCGTAGAAGGGTTTACCCTGCATACCATACTTTTCATGATATTGAATAAAGGTAAAACCCAAAGACTTTAACCATTTGATAGCAGAAGTATTTTCTGCATATACAAAATTATATAAGACTTTGTAAGATTTCAACAGGTTATCTACCCATTCTCGACCTTTTCTTATTAGTTGTATTCTATATTTCTTATTTTCAAATAACGCATCAGTAGCAACCATCCATATAATTCCACCTTGTACTACACCACAAAGACCTATAGGTTGATCGTTATCATCAGCTATTGCCATATTTACCTTACTGCAAATATATGTAAATTGAAGAGCTTGCAGAGGTTCTTGTCCTGTTTGATAAAAAGCTTCTAGCTTATCTATTTCTCTTAAATTATTTGCTACATATTTCATATCTTTAAATGTAGCTTTTCTTAAATGTCCCATTAGATTCTTCTACTCCTCATATGGAACATGGCTTCATATTCAGCACTGGATAATTGTGTTGGCAAGAATGTGTTGTTTTTTATATCTATATCCACTCTATCTGCTCTGGACATTATTGGCACTTTAAATGTACCTGTCTCTAAATTAATCTGTCCTATGGTTGCAGAAGCAGCACCTAGTAAACGACCTGTAAATTTATGAGTGGATGTATCTCTATTTTCTGGTGTGACTTCTACTTGAAAGAAACCTGTATCTTCAAACTTAATGTAAAAATGATGCAGTTGTAAACGACCACTTACTATTTCACCAGCATTATTAGAACCACCTTCTGTAAGTCTCTGTTTACTAAACCTATAGTGCATAAGATATGGTTCACCAATCATTACTTTTGTTTTTGTATTACCTGTATTACCTGTCTCATAATTACCTTTGGCTGTAATAAGAGATGTAGAACCATCAATATTTGTAGTAGTAGTTGCAATGACCTGACCTGATTGTAAGGAAGTAGTTTCTCCTTTCTGATTAACAAAATTATTAGCCTGACCAGAAGGTAAATACCTTCCTATGACAGACATATTGGCATGAGTTCTATAAGGCAAAGTCCAAGTTGTTGTATTATTACTGGCATTAAAACTTGCAGACACACCTGTAGTTGCTTCTGTCACCTTATGATCTAAATGAAATTCAAACTCTGAATCAGTTTCCTTAAAATTTGGTTCAAATGGTATCTTTTCTAGGCTTGTTCCATTAGCTTCTTCTATTACCATAAATAAATCAGTACCAATGAAATCTATATTTTTTATTGATCTTGCAGAATTAAATGTAAAAGTAGACCAGCTATTCAATACCTTTTGAAAGTTATCTCCATATAACCATCTGTTGATATATAACTTGTTAGGTTCATCTGTTCCTACCAACACTAAAACATCTTCATTAGTAGAGACTGCCATCTTAAATATATTGCTTGGTATCAATCTTGGTACATGAATAGTGATGTTACTGGCTTCTTTTATAGCTACATTTTCCTGTGTTATATATTCTCTTACCCCAGCAAAAGATCCTTTCTTTGTCATGTAATAAATAGAACTGCCACTACCTACAGGTTGTGCAGAATCACTGGATTCAAATTCTGTTGCAACAACAATATTAGCTGTTTTAGGTGTTAAGGAATCTGATGATGATGTTAAGACAAACTGTGTCTGATCAGAAAACAAAATTAGCTGTTCTCCCATCGTGACACCATTTTTAAGGATTGCTACTTTGGTATGTGAAGCTGCAACATCAATAGGATCAGAATCTATTACAGATAAGACTGTTTCTGGAAAGAAGGTAAAAAACTCAGAAACCCTTGATAACACTACATTATCATCAGATAAGAAACCTAATCTATTTCTAAAGAAGATAACATTATTAATTTTATTACCAACAAAGGAGGGGTTAGGTGCTGAATCTAAATCACCTACAGTTCTCTCTCCATACTTAGGTAAGGTAAAATTATTAGCCAGATCAAACTTACAACTACCACTTGTTGCTTTTGCACTTCCAGTGATAGCACAAATAAACTTATCAGCATTAGGTACACTTGTGATAGTAAAAGTATCACCATCATTACTTGTACTGTTACCATTAATAAAATTTATAGCTACAACATTAGATACAGATAAGCCATGATTAGTTGACGTAACAGTAATAGTATTACCAGCAGTTAAAGGATCCGTACCAAATCCATTATCTTGAGTGTAAGTTCCATCAGTGGTAGGGGCTGAATATGCGTTACCATCTGCCTGAGCAAATCTAAAATTACCATCAGCCTGTCTTAATAAAACATGTGGCATGGTGGAGTAATCAAATTTAAAACTGATACCAGGTTTTACACTTTCTTCCCACTGTCCTTCTTCAAAAGCATTTCCATTATTAGTTACAAACTTAACGAAATAATTATCAAAGTTAGTCTGATCATCACCTTTAACTTCAACTACATATCCATTAGGTGACACCGTTGGCAGATCAGTAAATCTTTGTACTGAATCTTTTACTAATGTTAGTTGTGTATCTCCCTGTGAATCAGTTACATCTATATCAAAATCACTACCATCATTCTTTCTTATCCATAAAACAGCACCAATCGTATTATTACTTGCATCAGTCTGTGTTGTAATAGTAAATCCTGTAAGACCAGCATCCAGACCAGCTTTTAAATCTGCTGCTATTTGTGATGTGCTTAATGTAGAGTCTGATGTTGTGTCATCAGTAACAGTCACATTATCAATAGTTACTGAATATTTAGTCTTATCTGAAACCTGATTAACAAATACAATAGCCTGATGCTCTAATTGAACAACACTACCACCAAGAAAATCTGTGTTATAACCTTTGGTAGCAGAGTTCATTGCTACTGTTTTTGTCGTATTAACAACAAAGGTAAAGTCAGCAATGGTTACAGTCTTGATTTCTTTTCTGGGATCAGTTGTGGATAGATAACCAACCCCATCAGGTTTATGCACTGTTCTTTCTGTTCCATCTAATTCATATACTTTTACATCACCATTACTGAATATTGCTATATACCTTTCATTTATATCTCTATTGATAGTTTGTATATGAACATCACCTATACTGCCAGAACCTAAATTAGTTATGAACTGTGTACCAGAACGCTTTACAAGACCCTGTACAGGACTGCTATTAGCATTATCTTGTATATCTGCATGATCTGATTGTTTTGTTGAATCAGCAGCTTGTGAGATTCCTCTAAGCAATGTAGGTATTGCTCTGGATACAACAGCCATAGTTATCTAATTAATGCGTTTGCTGGTGAGTAGGTATCAAAGACACTGGTTAATGATGGATCTCCTCTTAGGACATTATGATCACCATTAGCAAGGTCTGTTTCCATTAGTATAGATCTAGCTCTTACTTCGTCCTGTTGTGTATAGGTTCTTAAACCATCATCACTAACTAACCTATCAACAAAGATACGAGCAGCTTTAATTGTTATATATCTTCTGGCAGGTTCTGGAAGCTCATCAAAAGTTCTGAAGTAAACCACAGTACAGATAAGATCTTCGTCAAATTCAAACCTATTATTTAATCTGTCATATAATTTCAAACCTCTTTGTATTGCATCAATCGTAGGGTGCTGATGAATATTAGGATCTATTCTTAAAACATCTGTTGAAAGTGCTATCTGTTTTGATGCGTTATTTCTAGGTAAGGTGACATCTATTTCCGTATTAAAAGACCACCCTTCACTTTGTACTTCTTTATTAACTTCAGCAAGAGTTGATTGTGCCAGTCTTACATCAACAGGAACTGTACCTGCAAGACTGTTGACAGGTGCTTCTCCTATAGCAGCCAACATAATGTTGATGCTTTCTAGTTCAGTGGTTGCAGCTACAGACATGATTAGTATTTAATTTTAAGTGAATCTCTACCACCCATTTTCTTTTTCTTTTTCTTCTTCATCTTTCCGTAAGCCATGATAATCTCCAAGTAGTAAGAAAAAGAGTACCCAGTTTACTGAGTACCCTTTATGTGAATTAAGAAGCAGATAACTTGATTGTAGCTGCA